ACGGGTCGCGGCATCAACCAGCAGACGGGCGAGATCGTCATCCGTCGCAAGCTCGACCGCACCGACCGTGACTACCAGAGCCTCATCAACAGGTTGCTGGTCCCACACCAGCAGAACCTGGCCGTCAATCCAGAGCACGGCGACCCGATGCAACTGACAACCCTTCGCGAGACGGGCGAGCTTGCTGGTGACCCGGCGGTGGGCCAGGGTGGGCTGCTGGCACCCAACCGGACCAACAACGTGTGGGAGACCATCACGGTGCCCGCGCCGCAGTTCTTCACCGCGCAGTACGACATCACGTTCTGGACGCAGTACACCAAGCACATGAACCAGCTGATCGAGATGACGATCGCTTCGTTCCTGCCGCAGGGCAACCAGTGGCGCTTGGACACGCCGAAGGGCTACTGGTTCTTGGCGACTGTCGACGGTGGCGTCTACACGTCTGACACAAACGCCGACGACTATTCCCAGGTCGAGCGGCTGATCAAGTACAAGTTCGTCGTCAAGGTCCCGGGCTACATCCTGGCGACCGGCGTCCCGGGCGCGCCCGTTCCACTGAAGCGTTACGTGTCCTCGCCCACCATCGAGTTCTCGGTGGGCACCAGCACCGGTGAGAGCGACGACGGCGCGACTGTCGACGATCCGTTCTTGGGTGCAGACGACCCAACGTTGCCGACGGGTTCAGACTCGGACCAGCCGTCCAACTGGGAGAACCGGCGCCGGGATCAAAGGAACACGCGCGGGACCCGGTTGTACCCCAACGAAGACGTGCTGACCAACCCTGACGATCCCGCAGTGGAACAGCTGCCTCGCGGCACGCGGCCAGGGCAGTACAAGAGGGTGACGGGCTACGACAGGAACGGCAAGCTGGTGACGCGGCTGTTCAGGGTCACCAATGTCAACAAGTTCACGGGTGAAACCGTGCTCTCGCCGGCTGACGCCGCCCTCGGCGGGTTGACCATCGTCACGGTCGAAGACTGACCGTAACTGGTCTTTCACCCGTGCGGGTGGTACTTATCCTAGCGATTCAACGACGCTAGAGGAGCACGGTAATGCCGCAGCAGCTGCAGACCTTTCTGTCCCCCAACTTCTACCAGCGGGAGATCGATCTCTCCGCCCCCGCCCAGCAAGGGCCGGTCGGTGTCCCCGCCGGTGTGATCGGGACGTCCAACCGTGGCCCGGCCTTCGTGCCCGTCACTGTCGGCAACTTCGACCAATTCAACGCTGTCTTCGGAACCCTGGACCCAAACCGGTTCGGCCCGTACGCGGCCTTCTACTTCCTCGCGAACCGTCAGGCTCTGACGTTCATGCGTGTCCTCGGTGCGGGTGCCAACTCGACTGGGACCGACATCAACCGCACCCTGGACACCAACAGGACCGTCAACGCAGGCTTCCACCTCGACGGCAACGCAGTGGGCCAGCCGAACAAGCCCGGCATCGTCAACGGCACGGTGCAGTTCCTGGTCGCCCAGCACACGGTGCAACCGGATGAGGCATTCGGTACCGCAGTTTTCACCGACAACGACAGCTTCTCGGGCGGCGTTGCCCACCTGGTCCGCGGCATGGTGATGATGCCCTCGACGGCCCGCCTGATGGTGGCCGATGGCAACTTCGACTTCACCCAGGTCACCGGCCCGCAGATCGACACAATGGCCGACATGGGCCAGATGGTCGGCGGCACGAGCACCAGCCCGAGCGGCTACTTCAAGCTGGTCATCTCCAGCTCGCTGGGTGCCAACTTCTACAACGACGATGGCCACGCGGGCCTGCACATCCTCACGGCGTCCTTCGACCCGGACGACAAGAACTACTTCGCCAAGCTGTTGAACGGCAACCCGGACAACTTCGTCTCGGCGCAGCACGTTCTCTACGCTGACTTCGCGGTCGACGATCAGATGGCGACGGCGACAGCTGCAGCAGTCCTGTCGGGCTCGGCCAACACCAGCGGCAACAACCCGGACGTCTACACCAGCGCTCCGTACAACGACAACACGTCGTACCGGGCCAGCTTCGGCGCCTACGACGCCCGATACCAGACGCCCCGGACGACGAGCTTCATCAGCCAGCCCTTCGGCAAGGTCGAGTACGACCTCTTCCACGTCGAGGCACTGGATGACGGCGCTTACGCCAACAACCTCTACAAGATCAGCATCGTCAACCTCCAAGCGTCGACGACTGACAACTACAAGTACGGCACCTTCTCGCTGCAGGTCCGCAGCTGGGACGACACCGACATCAACCCGAACATCCTCGAGCAGTTCAACAACCTGAGCCTCGACCCGACGGCTGAGAACTTCATCGGCGCCGTCATCGGTGATCGCAAGGTCTACTACAACTTCGATGCGACGATCGACACCGAGCGCCGCGTCGTGGCGACCGGCAAGTACGCGAACCAGTCGGCGTACATCCGGGTCATCCCGAGCGACCAGGTCAACAACCAGACGGTGCCGGCAACGGCGCTGCCCTTCGGCTTCCGCGGCGCTAAGCTGCTGAAGACGAATGACAGCCTCACCGACAGCGCGGTCCAGGCCGCGAATCTGCCCCGCCTGACGGGCAACGTCACCGGCAGCTTCGTTTCTCTGACGGGTTCGATCCTGCCGCCGGTGCCCCTCCGGACCAAGGTAACCAAGGGCAACCGCCCGTCGCCGGGCGTCTGGTTCGGCGAGCCGGGTGCGACCGAGATCGCTTACCCGCCGCTGTACTGGGGCGTGCAGTTCGAGCGCCTCGACATCCCGCTCAACCCGAACGTCGAGACGCTGCCCAACGAGCTGCTGGCCTCGTACACCAAGTTCCTGGGCTGCGACCTCGACACCTACGTCACGGGTGCGGGTGCTGACCAGTTCAACGACAACAAGTTCACACTGGCCAAGGTGGCCTTCCTCACCGACCTGAACACCTTCTTGGCGCAGGGCTTGACCGCATCTGTCGACAGCACGATGCGTGAGGCGGCCTACGTCCGCAACGGCAAGGTGGACGGTGCCACGTACACCTACTACGATCCGGCGCTGAACACCAACCGCATCACCTTCGCCACGTTGCTGGCCAAGGGCACCGCGCAGCAGTTCAACCGCTTCGCTTCGTACCTGAAGTTCTCGACGTTCCTGGCCGGCGGCTGGGACGGCGTCAACATCCTGGACCCGGACGCTCGCCGGTTGAACGACAAGTCGACCTCTTTCGACGAGAGCAGCTACGGAACCGGTGGAGCCTTCCCAGGCTTCATCCCCTCCGGCTTCGCAGCCAACCAGAACGGCACCGGCCAGAGCAACTCGAACGTGGCGTCCTACGTCACCGCCATCAACGTGATGACGGACCCGATGCAGGTCAACCACAACATCCTCTGCATGCCGGGCATCCGCGAGCCGTTCCTGACGGACTACGCCGGCCAGCAGGTCAAGTCCTACGGCCTGGCCTACTACGTCATGGACCTCGAGAACTACGATGAGGACGGCCTTCGTCTCTTCGACGACTCGACGGCACGCCCCGACGTGGAGCAGACGGCGGTGGGCCTCAACACCCGCGCCATCGACAACAACTACATGGGCACCTACTTCCCGGACGTCTTCGTCCAGGACACGGTCAACAATCGGCGCGTCAAGGTGCCGGCATCGATCGCAGCAATGGGTGCTCTCGGCTTCAACGACAAGATCGGCTACCCCTGGTTCGCGCCGGCAGGCTTCAACCGGGCAGCGCTGGACTTCGTCACCAACGTGGCGGTCCGCCTCAACTCGAGCGACCGCGACACGCTGTACACCAGCCGCATCAACCCGATCGCGACCTTCCCGCGGCTGGGCTTCGTCATCTTCGGACAGAAGACCCTGCAACAGAAGTCGTCGGCTCTCGACCGGGTCAACGTCCGCCGCCTGTTGCTGGAGGTCAAGCGCATCATCAGCAACATCGCTCTGCAGCTGGAGTTCGAGCAGAACACGCCCGACACCCAGAACAAGTTCACCGCGCAGGCGGTGCTGCAACTGGGCCTCATCCAGACCGCGGCGGGCATCGAGGCCTTCCAGGTCATCTGCAACTCGACGAACAACAGCCAGGCTGACGTCGACCAGTACCGGATGAACGGTCGCATCGTGGTGGTCCCGACCCGCGTGGTCGAGTTCATCGCCATCGACTTCATCATCACCAACAGCGGCGTCCAGTTCGTCTGACCCGACGCTCGGCAGTGAAGAAGGGTCGGGGTGTTCTGCATCCCGACCTTTTTCGCATGTGCTTCACGAATGAGCGTCCTACATATGCAGTCGCTTGAGATCCCGGGCCGTTTTCTTTCGTAGCCCCACAAACGCGACGATCTGATACTTAGAGCGCAGAGGCAATAGTCAATGGCACAGCTCAAGTTCGGCGCACCTGGTGTATCGGCGACAGAGATCGATCTCTCGCAGCCGTTGGCGGTCACGCCGACCGGCACGCCTGCAGGCGTCGTTGGCACTTCTGTGAAGGGTCCGGCTTTCGTGCCCCTCACCGTCGGCCTCGTCAACGATTTCTACAGCAAGTTCGGTTACACCGACGGCAAGAAGTTCGGTCCCCTGGCGGCGACTGAGTGGCTCCGCAACGCACAGGCTCTGACCTACGTCAGGGTCCTCGGTGTCGGCCAGGGCGCCAAGCGCGTGTCTGGCACGGGTGACGTGGCGGGTGCAGGCTTCACTGTGGGTGAGGATGAGCCCGATCCGAACAATGACGGCGAACTGAGCCCCAATCCGTACGCGAACTCAAACGGCGTGCCGGGTCGTGCCTACTTCCTCGGCTGCTTCATGTCAGAGTCGGCGGGTTCGACCGTCTTCTCCTCAGCAGGCCTCCAGTACTCGGGTGGCCCGGCAGTCCCGATCGTCCGTGGCATGATCATGGCGGCGTCTGGTGTCGTCCCGACGCTGTCGGCCTCTGCACCCGGAACGTCCAGCCTGGCTCCGACGTCGGCTCACGTTGCTGGTGTCAGCGACTCTGGTGCGCAGTTGGGTGACCTCACTCTGTTCGCCGGGTCCATCGCCAAGCAGGACTTCGTCCTGTTGCTGAACGGTCTCAAGGGTACCGACCCGCTGTTCCCGAACGTCATCACGGCTTCGTTCGACGTCACCTCGCCGAACTACATCGCCAACGTCTTGAACACGGACCCCGACCTGCTCAACGAGTCGGGCCACTACCTCTACCTGAACTACGACGTTCACCCGGCCCTCGCTGCAGCGACTGGCTCCGGCATCGTCAACTCGCGTTACGGTGCAGGTGCTTCCACGGCGTACACCCCTGGTGTCGAAGCTTCGGCATTCCTCGTCCCCAGCTCGCTGGCACGTGACACCGGCAGCGATCAGGTCCCCGACTATGAGGACTTCCGCGACCGCTTCGGTCACGCGGTGTCTCCGTGGGTCGTGTCGCAGCCCTTCGGTGGCAAGCCTCACAACCTGTTCCGCCTCCACGCGTTGGACGACGGCTCGGGCGTCAGCACGCTGTACAAGGTCAGCATCGAGAACCTGGCGCTGTCGACTGACCCGTCGAACCAGTACGGAACCTTCGACCTCGTCGTTCGCCAGTGGGGCGACAACGACACCGCGCCCGTCTACCTCGAGCAGTTCCGCGGCCTGAGCCTGAACCCGAGCGACTCGCAGTACATCGCCAAGGTCATCGGAGATGCACACGCATTCTTCGACTTCGACCGCGGCCCGACGGCACAGAAGCTGGTCGTCGACGGCAACTTCCCCAACGCATCGAACTACATCCGCGTCGAAGTTGATGAATCCGTCGACGCGGCCGAACTCGATCCGACGGCACTTCCGGTCGGTCTCCGCGGCGTCCACCACCTGGTGACGGCGGGCACCGGCACCCTCGCCACGCCGCCGGTGGGCCTGGTTTCGGGTTCGCAGGGCATCTTCGCGGTCACCGGTTCGCAAGCCCAGATCTTCGCTGGCGTCACCGAGCCGCCGGTCCCGCTCCGCACCAACATCACGCAGGGGACGGGTGCCAAGACGCAGGTCAACCCGCTCCTCTACTGGGGCGTGCAGTTCGAGCATGCAACCAGCTTGACGACGCCCAACCTCAGCACCCTGCCCAACAAGACGCTGACGGCCTTCGCCAAGTACCTGCCCGAGTTCCGCACAGACGTGCAGAACGTCCGCGTGGGCTACGACAACGGTGGCCAGCCGGGTGCTGCGCCAGTTGCGGGTGCGATCATTGACGCTGACAGGTTCAACTTCAACCTGTTCAGCCTGATGAACATCCAAGTCGTCACCAACTCGGCGGGCATCGCTGACCCGTCGCAGTGGGTGCAGGCGCAGTACGTCCGCAACGGCAACATCCCAACCAACGACACGACCAAGACCCGGTCGCTGCTGCCGAGCGACTTCGTGCAGGCCAACCGTCGCTTCCTGAAGTGGAACTTCCTGCTCCAGGGCGGCTTCGACGGCACCAACCTGTTCGATCCTGACCAGCGCCAGCTGACGTCGAACGCGGTCGAAGACGACATGAACGCATCGAACCGTGGCTTCAACGCCGGCTCGACGGTGTCGTCCTACAACGCGGCCCTCAAGATCATGTCGGACACGACCAACGTCGACATCATGCTGTTGGCGGTCCCCGGCATCCGGCACCCGGTCGTCACTGACGCAGCTCTCGCGGCCTGCGAGCAGCGCTTCGACTGCATGTACCTGATGGACATCGAGCAGTTCGACAACAACGACGAGCTGGTCAAGGAAGACTCGCAGCTGCCGAGCGTCACCTACACCATCGAGAACTTCCTCGAGCGGTCGGTGAACAGCAGCTTCGGCGCAGCCTACTTCCCGGACGTCGTGATGCCGGACCCGAACACGAAGAGCAACGTGTACGCTCCGCCGTCGGTTGTCGTCCTCGGAGCGCTCGCTCTGAACGACGCAGTGGGTCACCCCTGGTTTGCCCCCGCGGGTTTCACTCGTGGTTCCCTGCAGACGGCTCTCGAGGCCCGTGTCAAGCTGTCCAAGCCGAACATGGACGCCCTCTACGACGCCAACATCAACCCGTTGGTCGCCTTCCCGGGCAATGCCTCGGGCGGCACCAACCCGAAGGGCGGCGTGGTGGTCTGGGGACAGAAGACGCTGCAACAGGCTGCATCGGCCCTGGACCGCGTCAACGTGCGGCGCCTCCTGATCGAGATCCGCCGCCAGGTCCGCGACATCGCCAACACCATCCTGTTCGAGCAGAACCGCGATGCCACGTTGGCTCGCTTCTCGGCGGCGGTCACCCCCGTCCTCCAGAAGATCCAGGCACAGGCTGGTCTCCAGCGCTTCAAGGTCGTCATCGACTCTTCGACGACGACGCAGCTCGACATCGAGAACAACACCATCCGCGGCAAGATCTTCGTCCAGCCGACCAAGTCGATCGAGTACGTCTCCCTCGACTTCGTCGTGACGAACAACATCTCGCAGCAGTGAGGGTGGGGTAGGGTAGCCTCATGAAGGTGACGAAGAACCAACTTCGCAGCATCATCCGCGAGGCTGTCCGCCGCAAGCTGGACCTCGGCCCCCTCGATGAATCGACTGCGTCTGACGAGCCGCTGAACATCAGCGGCCCGATCGTGACGATGGAAGCGCTCCAACGTGTCATCGACGAAGAGTACGAGGATGCGCTGGCAGAGCGGCAGGGCCTGAACGAAGAGCTGGGCGACTACAGCCCCGGCATGACGATGAGCAAGCGGAAGGGCGCCGGACCGTCTCCCTGGGACGAGCCGAAGAAGGGCCCGCCGCCGCTGCCCAAGAGCGCCGGGAACAAGCTGCCTCCCCACGAGCAGCTGCGTCGGTTCAAGGCCAACATCAACATGATGCGTGATGCTGCTGACCGGATCAACGACGTGGGCGTCAAAGAAGCCCTGCCCTGGCTCGACAAGGTCATCGAGTTCGCGACCAAAGCCAAGGAAGCGGTGAAGCGGTGAAGATCCGCCTCGGTGACCTCAAGCGTGTGATCCGGGAGGAGCGCGAGTACGCTCAGGCTCTCAAGGTGCTGTTCAACCGCACACAGAACGTTCTCGAGGGCCCTCAGGCCGCCCCCACAAAAGGGCAGCAAGCGCGTGGGGCTGATAGTTACGATCGAACCCGGTGACAGGAGACTACAATGGCTGAGACTCTCGACGTAACGTCGATGCTGCCCAACAAGTTCGAGCCCAAGCGGAAGAACCGCTGGGTGCTCATGATCGAGGGCATCGACGCCTACATCATGAAGACAACGGCGCGCCCGACCGTGACCACGGAGGAGGTCGAGGTGCCGTTCATCAACTTCCGTCGGTACCTTGCTGGTCTGACGAAGTTCAACACGCTCGCAGTGACCCTCTACGACCCGATCGCCCCTTCGGGCGCTCAGCAGGTCATGGAGTGGATCCGCCTGTGCTTGGAGACGGTGTCCGGTCGTGCCGGCTACGCTGACTTCTACAAGCGCGACATCCAGCTCAAGCTGCTGGACCCCGTCGGCACCGTCGTCGAGCTCTGGGACATCAAGGGCGCTTTCATCACGGAAGCGAACTTCGGTGAGCTCACCTACGAGGACGGCACGCTGGCCGAGATCAGCTTGACCCTGCGCTTCGACAACGCAGTCCTACAGTTCTGATCCTGGCACTCCGGCCAGGTGCGGGCGCCAACGCTTCTCCTGTCACCGGCGACGTTGGTGTTCTCGCCTTCAATCCCCGGCTCGTGTAATACGATGTCCGGGGATTGTCGTCTCAACCTTACGGGATACTTAGAGCCATGGAACTGACGGTCCGAGAGCTGCGGCAGTTGATTCACGAAGCGATCGGCGACCGTGGTTGGCCGGGTGACAAGGCACACCTGATCTGCTATGTGCTGGCGCAGGCAGGCAAGCCCACCAGCCGCTATGAGATCATGCGTCAAGTGCACGCGATCGAGGGCAAGGCGCCCGAGAAGTTCCAGACCCGTACCAACAACTCGTACTGGGCACCCGCGACGGTGAAGCGGAACGAGTGGCAACGTGACGAGAACGGTCAGATCGTCTTCGAGCCCGACACTGGTCGCGCAGTCAGCTTGGGCGTGAGAGACGTCCCAAACGATGCAGGTGGTGCGCGCCGCAGCGGCGTCTTGATCAGGGGATTGGTCAAGACCGTCGGGAAGAAGGGAAATACGCTGCTCTACGCATTGACTGAGAAGGGTGAGCAGTTCGCCAAAGAGACGGCGGCCTGGTTGGAAGAGAACCCTGACGCGGTGGGTAACATCGCGCCCGAGACCACGTGGGAGAAGTGGAAGCGCAACCGCGTTCCTGACGAGCGTCGTTTCGAAGACAGCGATTGATGCGGGGGTTCAACCATGGGCTCATTGCTTCGAGACAGTCGCTTGCCCCCACAGGTTGTTCTCGGAATAATCGAGGGCTACATGCATAGGGTTGCCTGCCCCGTCTATGTCGGGACCATCTCACTGTTCGTGGGGTGGTCTCTTGAGCGGACGCAGCAGATGCTCGAGACGATGCAGGACAGGGGCATCGTTCACCCGCTCACCGTTGAAGAGAAGAAGAAGCAGGGGATTCGTGAGGACGCCAACATCTGGCGACTCATCGACGATCCATCCCCTGCAAAAGCACGCTGGTGAGTGATACTGTGATCGCATGAAGCTGTCCTGGGAACAACTTTAGTCTCTTCTCAGAGTCGTTGACGAAGCATACCAAGCTGGGAAGATGGACCTCACCACGTACCTCGCCCAGTGGGAGGGCCAGCTGGAGTTCGCTGGTTGGACAGACGAAGAGTTCGCTGATGAGGTCGAACGAAGGTGGACGACTGGTCGGGACCGCATCGTAGAACTCGCTAGGTGCTGAAAACGGCCCGGGAATCGTGGCAGCCCTTACATTTACGCTCTGAGGTGGCAGGAGTACATTCTGAACACTAGGAGCATCCATGTCTGAGGAACGCGAGCAGCGTAACCAAGTCTTCCAAGCCGGCGCACCACAGCCCCCGCCCGGCGCAGTCCAAGCCGGCATCGCAGCGATGTCGCAAGCAGAGAAGTTCAAGGCCGACTTCGGCCTGGAGATCCCGCTTGAGTCGGTCCCGTTGCCGTCAGCCGGCCGCGTCTACCCGCAGCAGTCGCCGCTACACCTCAAGGAGCTCGTCGAGATCCGAGCGATGACGGCCCGCGAGGAGGACATCCTGACCAGCCGCGCCCTCCTGAAGAAGGGGACGGTCATCACTGAGCTGATCAAGTCGTGCCTGGTGGACAAGGCCATCGACCCGGGTGAGCTCCTGATGGGCGACCGCAATGCTCTGATGGTCGCCATCCGCATCACCGGCTATGGGCCCGACTACGATGCTGAGATGGAGTGCGGTGAGTGCGGCAACAAGGGCTCACGTACCTTCAACCTCGGCGCGCTGCCGATCCGGCGCCTGACGATCGCTCCCGTCGCTGATGGGTTGAACCTGTTCGAGTTCAAGCTGCCGTACAGCAACAAGGTGGCTCGCTTCAAGTTCCTGACCGGCCGCGACGAAGAGACGATCGTGGCGATGCAGGAGAAGCAGAAGAAGATGGCTCTGTCGGCGACCGACACAACCGTCACAACGAACCTCCAGTACAGCCTCCAGTCGATCGACGGCATCGACGATAGGGCAAAGATCGCGGCTTTCGTCCGCATGATGCCCGCACGTGACTCTCTCGCCCTGCGCAACTACATCCGGGACAACGAACCCGGGATCATCATGCGCCAAGAGGTGAAGTGCCCCTCGTGTGGCCACGAAGAAGAGGTCTCGATGCCCATCGGGGTCAACTTTCTTTGGCCTTCAGCCGGGCGATAAGGAGCAACTCATCTGGGAGCCCTGCTTCCTGCTCACCTACTACGGCGGGCTGACGGGAAGCGAGGCGTACAACCTGCCCGTGCCCATCAAACGGTGGTGGATCGAGAGGATCGTCACTGAGTTGAACAAGGGCAAGGAAAACGAGTCGTCTGCGAGCCGCGCGCTGCACACGAACTCTCCCGAGGTGCGTGCAATGCAAGGCAGGACACGCACGCAGTCCCCAAGCCGCCTCAGGCGGTTTCAGTGAGGCCTATTTAGGGTCATGGACGGCGTCGACACCAAGGGACCCATCACTGAGCTGAAGCTGAACCTGCTCGGGAAGATCTTCTTCACGGCGGCAGCAGCCTGGCTGGTCGGCAGGGCCATCAACATGAAAATCCGGGGCACTCCTGAGGAGGTCCAGGCCGTTGCCAATGCGATGATGGCTTCGAGGCGGTTCCAGGAGGAACTCAACCGTCCCGGAGCCACTGTCGAGAGCGTCATGACGAAGCTGAACCTGAAGCACGCAAGTGCCAGGGAGTTTGAGCGGATCTTGGGCGTCCCCTGGCCCCTGTGACCTACTTTTCAGCAGGTGGGTGACGCGTGCCGTCCAAAGACGAACTCTCGGAACAGCTTGGGCTGACGACGAAGCTGGCCGCTCAGGTCGAGCGGATGGCGGTCGCCGCTGAGAAGCTGGAGGCGTCGTACAGCGCACAGACGCAGACCCTGACGCAGCTCGCACAGGCGATCGGTGCCATCAACGTCCAGAACCTGACCCAGGGCATCAACGGCCTCAACGACTCGCTGAAGACCATGCAGACCAACATGGACAAGGCGGGCAAGTCGGGCGAACAGAACTTCAAGAAGTTGGGCAAGGGCGTCCTCGACGCCAGCAAGAACTTTGCGGACAAGTTTCCGAAGGCTGCTGCGGTTGCGACCGGTGCGCTGACGGGCTTCTACCAGGGCATCAAGAACGTTGTTGCGATGTCGAAGGGCATCGCTGGTTTTGCCACTAGCTTTGTCGACGGGTTGGCCAACATCACCGCATCGATCCTTGCTATCCCGATCAAGATCTTCAGCGGTCTCATCGACATGGCGGCACAGTCAGCGGGCGGCAGCAACGAGCTGATGCAAGCGCTGGAGAATCTCCGCAAGGAGTTCGGCGCCTTCTATGCCCCCACCAACAAAGCCATCATCGACACGACGAAGAGCTTGACTGGGTTCAAGGACACAGGCCTCAGCGCCTGGCGCGTCTTCGGCAACATGGCTGATCGCCTGAAGTACATCGGCGAGATGGCCAAGGAGATGGGCGGCGCTTTTTCAAAGCTCCGTGAGGAGATGGAGACGAACGGTGGCGCGATCCTAGCCTACCAGAAGGGCCTCGGCCTTGCGGGCGAGGATATGAAGGCGGTCACCATGAGGTCGGTGTCGATGGGCAAGAAGACCAGCGACAACCTCAAGGACATGACCAAGTACTCGTACGAGCTCGGCGAAGCGTTCCAACTGGACGCTAAGCTGATCTCTCGAGACATGGGCAAAGCGCTCGGTGACGTGGCCCACTTCGGCGGTGCGACTGTCAAGCAGATCGGTGAGGCATCGACGTACGCGCGCAAGTTGGGTCTCGAACTGAAGGACATCACCGGCACCCTTGACGCGTTTGACACCTTTGACACAGCGGCTGAGAACGCTGCCAAACTGTCACAGTCGATGGGTGTCCAGATCGATGCCTTTGAGATGATGAAGGCACAGTCGCCCGCGGAGCAGCTGGACATGCTGCGTAAGAGCTTCGCCAAGGCGGGCGTCGACGCAAGCCAGTTCAACCGTGCCCAGCTGAAGCTGGTCGCTTCGACGACGGGCCTCGACGAGGCAACCGTCCAGTCGGCGTTGTCGATGAAGAACCAGGGCCTCTCGATGGAGCAGATCCAGAAGAAGAGCGCCATGGCCGAGAAGAAGACCCTGACGCAGGCCGAAGCGATGGGCAAGCTTGCCGACGCCATCGAACGCATGGTCCAGACCGGCGGCGCCATGGAGGGCGGCTTCTGGGCGATGTTCGTCAAGGGCATCAAGAACGGCCTGATGTCGAGCAAAGAGTTCTACACCATGATGCGGGAGATCCAGATCGCCCTGCGTCAGGTGTACATGGAGGGCGTCAAGCTCGGCAAGGAGCTCGTCAACCTCGTCCCCGGCTTCAAAGAGCTGTTCGGAGGCCTCGTCAAGGTCTTCAACCCGAGGGCGATCACCGACCTGTTCAAGGGCATCCGCGAAGCTGTCGAGAAGTTCTTCGGCAAGAATGACGACCCCGAGAACCCCGAGAAGGGCTCGCTGCCCGCGCTGGTGAAGCACCTCCAAGAGGTGTTCTTCCACTTCTTTGACCGTGAGGGCGACGGTGCGAAGGAGATGATGTCGGGCTTCAAGAAGTTCTTCAAGTTCATGGCTGACCTGGCGGGCCAGGGCATCAAGCTGATGGGCCACGTCATTGCCGAGGGTGCGAAGGGCATCCTTGCCTACCTGACAGGAGACAAGAAGATCGAGGGTGTCGGCGGCGCGGTCTCCGGTGGCCTCGGCTTCCTGAAAGAGGTCCTCGACCCGATCATTGACGGGTTGAAGACAGCCTGGGAAGAGATGAAGGAGCCGTTGAGGGCCCTGGCCAAGAAGGTCTGGGAGATGATCAAGGACTTCTTGTGGGAACACAAGGGGATCGTCATCAAGGGCATCGGCGCGCTGGTTCTGACTGCCTTCGGGCCCGCGGTCACCCGTTCATTGCTCGGCGTCGGTGTCAACATCCTCGGCAAGGGCATCAAAGACATGCTGTTCGGTGCAGTCAAGAAGGGCACCGAGGGCATGGAGGGCATCGCAGAAAAAGTCGCGGGCGGTGGGGGTGGCCTCCTCAGCAAGATCATCGGCCCCATCATGGGCAACCCCTACGTGGCCGCCGCCGCCGCTGTCGCTGCGTTGGGCGTCGTCGGCACCGGCTTCAGCAAGGGCGTCGAGAAGTTCAAAGATAAGATCGCTAAAGACATCGGCGATGACAGCGACAAGAAGATCGGTGCAGCGACCGCGGGCCTCATCCAGCTGCTGTCCTTCGGCAGCCTCAGCGACGAGGCAGCCCAGGGCATGGCCGAGAGCTTCGCCAAGTACAGCGACCAGTTCAACAAGGTCATTGAGAAAGTCTTCGGCAAGGACTTTGCCAAGGACCTCAAGGCGCTGATGAGCAACACGTTCGACAAGCTCATCGACATTGGAGACTTCTTCCGCAACTTGTTCAGCGGAGACATCGGCGGCGCCGTCAAGTCCTTGGGCAAGCTCCTGTGGGACATCGGCACCGGTGCCATCATGCAACTCAAGTTCGTCTTCTTGACGCTGCCTGAGAAGATCCTGACGTGGCTGAGCGATGGCATCACTGCGCTGACGGACTGGTTGGACGGCTTGTTCCAGCCCGACACCGACGGCAGCGTCATTGACAGCCTGCTCGACGGCATCAAGAAGATCGGCGAGTACGTGTTGCCGCTGGTCAGTGACATCCCTGAGCGACTGCTGACGTTGCTCGGCAACAAGCTCGTCCCGGCGCTGCTGCGGATCACTGGCACCCTGTTGGGCCTCCTCGAACGCATCCCAGCCAAGATCTTCGAGCTCATCTCTGACGGGTTCAAGTACCTGTTCGGCAGCGACAACTGGGCCAGCAAGTACATCTTCGATCCCGTCGCCGACGCCCTCTACGAGGTCGGCAATGCCATCCCGTTCTTCTTCAAGTACTTGGGCAATGCCCTGAGCTCAGGCATCGACTTCCTCAAGGCAAAGGTGAAGGGTGAGGACACCAGCAAGATCCAGGTGTTCCCTGACATCGGTCAGGAGTACGACAAGTACAAGGCTGCGTTGAAGACAACGACGAAGGCTGTGGTCGATGACAACAAGAACGCCCAACAGCAGATCGCTGACGCTAGCAAGGCGCCTGGAGGTCCTGGTGCTGAGAAGACCGATGTCGGTGGCTTCCTCCACAAGGCAACGGAAACGATGGATGACCTGTCAAAGGTCAAGACAAGCCTGACGAAGGTCACTGAAAAAGATCTAGCAGCAGTGAAGACTGCGTTCCAGAAGGTCTTCACCATGTTTGGTGATGAGAAGGAACTCCAAGAGAACGTCTCCAAGTCTGACTCTATCAGCAAGGCCTTCGGCGCGCTCAGCAACATCGCAACGTCAGCTGTCAACATTTCGTCGGTGGTGACAGGAGACAAGATCAAGAACTTGCCCATGTCATTGATGTTCCTGCAGCAGGCGACCGGTGCCGTCAAGCGGATGGTCACCGACAAAGACATGGTAGTGCCCGCTGAGGCGATCGCCAACATCGCCAGCGTTGGCAAAGCGTTCGAAGGCGTGCAACAGGTGGGCCTAGCGTTCAAAGACATGTCTGACGCTGTCGTCAAAGCGACGGGCAACATCAAAGCTGGCGGCATCGCTCCTGCGCTTGAGGCAGTGCAGAAGATGGTGAAGGTTGCCAACGACCTCAACGATGCACTGGCTGACGGCAAGCTCAACAAGATCGACGTCAAGGCCAAGCTGGAGAACGTCGCCAAGGCCGTCGGCTTGGGCGGCAAGGCGACATACACCGTCAACCCCAGCAAGGCGATCCAGATCACGGTCAACATGGAAGTGACGATGGACGTTGACAAGGTCGAGAAGGTCATGATCCTGCGCCAGGGCAGCATCATCCGTGACCGCCTCGACTTCGCGGGGCTGAACCCCGACAAGAAGATCGACAACCCACTCAGCGGCTACAGCCGCGAGGACACTGTCCCGGCTCCGCACACGGCCGGTGCTGGTTGATGTAAGATCTCAGGCATGAAGAACCGTGAAGACTTTCTCAAGCGTCTTCGGGAGGATCCCGCCTACCGTGAGGCCCTGGGACGCGCAAAGAACGCAGCGGAGAGGAAGTTCATCCAGAAAGTCGTGGAGGACTTCGTCGGGCCGTTTGCTGACATCCTGGGACCTGCCATCGAGCAGGTTGAGAAAGATCCTGAGTTCGCGGCCAAACTTGGCCAGGCACTGGTTGAGAAGCAGAGCGTACTTAGCCAGCAGAGCCAGACACCGACCTCTGGTTCCATCGCCTGAGACCCATGGCAGACCCTGGAAAGAACCTGAACACCGGCGACAACGGCTTTCCCCTCAACGGGCAGAAGCAGACGTACGACGTCGGCGTCCCTGACAACGAGGCGCAGGTCAACGGGATCCCAGGCTATGGGACCTACGTTCCCGGTGTCGATGTCAGCGATGGCTACCAGGACTCATCGGGCAAGCCGAAGGACCTGTCGACGCCCACCAAGACGACGCTGGCCCAGTACCTCAGCAAGCTGACGATGGGCAAGGAGGGTGCTGCACCCGGGAACGCTCCGCCGGTGCCCAATCGCTACCCAGTCGGCGACGGTTCTGCAACGCTGAACACCGCTACGACGACGGATTCGAGCGGCTACCCGGTGCCGCCGACGACACCGAGGAACCCGCAGACGTTCACAAACGGCGATGAGTCTTCATTCGACTACTTGAGCGATGCCGGCAAGACCGTCTACCCCGTGCAGTTCAAGAAGGGCCTCGGCAGCAGCAACCAACCCGACGGGCACGATCTGCTCGCCGGCGTCACTGGCAACTCGACGTCTGTCGCTTCAGATGTGACGAAGCTCGTCGGTGATGCACCGACGACCAAGGTGACGTCTGTCTCCGGCCACGCAGACACCAGCGCCAAGATCATCGGTCCGTACACGTCGGCAGTCCTGTCCCAGAACCGCTTCACCAACTCGAACGCCGCGTTCGCTCAGGTCTCAGACGTCACTGACCCAGGAAACGGGTATGACCCGTCGCTGACGGTGCAGAACAAGCTCGGTGAGTGGGATGCCGAGGGGACCAACAGCACTTCGTACTCGATGGGTCGTTTGGCGACGATCGGTCCGTTGCTGGGACTCCGTGCGACCAACACCCTGGGCGCTGGCAATGCGGGCGCTGACCCGAACTCGGGAGGGATGGAAGCTGCAGCGTTGCTGCCCAGCCTGACGCAGATCGGTACGTCGCGGGTTGACCCGCGCTCGTTGCTGGCATCTGACATCTTGAAGACCCTGACGACCGACGAGGTCCCGAGCTCCAACATCATCAGCCCAGGCGGCGACTCATGGGGCCAGCTCAACGACGTCAACGATCCGTACAGCGGAACCAACGCTCTGGGCATGGTGACGCTGACGCTGGCACTCGTGGCGGCTGTCCAGGTCATCCTCGGCGCTCTCGGCGTGTTGTTGGGTCTGGTGACCCCGCAGACGAAGGTCGCCCAACGTGACAGCATCGGTCGTTACGCAGTGGGCCAGTACTTCCCGACCAGCAAGCCGCCGAACGCGGTGTCTGGGGGCGGTCCTCTCGGCGCGATCAGCGCGATCGCATCGTTGAACTTCGGAGCGTTGCTGGGCATCAACCCGACGGTGTTCCCGCTGTCACAAGCAATGAACTCGGGCCTCGCCGCGTTCTACGGCCTGCCCCAGCCCTCGGGCGGTGGCTTGAGCTTCAGCCTCAGCCTCAGCACCGCGACGGACTCACCCGGCTTCTTGGTCAACGTCTCACGTTCGATCATCAGGGGCTTCGTCGTCATCGGGCAATCGTTGTCAAAGATCGGCGGCAACCCGATGAATGTCATCAACGCCATCCTGTCGATGATCGACACCATCCGATCATCGAAGGTGATCGCTGCGATCAACGTCTGGGCCCAGCTGGGCGACCAGATCCTGACGCTACCGGGTGCCTACACCGACAAGGCAGCCAAGGGCGGCACCAAGATCTCAGAGCTGGACCAGCTTGATGACTCGCTGACGTCGGGGATCGGCAAGAGCAGGATCTCGAACTCTCTGAAGCTGTCGTGGGCATCCAACCGGGCCCGTGCCAACCTGCTGATGCCCAGCACCATCGCTGCAGCAGGCGTCAACGTGACGGGCTTGGGCCAGCACGACATGTGGGTGGGTGTCAAGCAGGATCCACTCTCTCGCGTCCAGACGACCGTCGTTGATCCGACGGCGGGTGGCCGCATTGACTCAGCAACGGCGGCGCAGTTCGAAGCGACGCTGGACGCTGAGTACGTGCCCTTCTACTTCCACGACCTCAGGACGAACGAGATGGTTGGCTTCCATGCCTTCCTGGCGTCCCTGAACGATGATTTCGCGGCAGCATACGAGAAGTCGGAGGGCTACGGCCGTGTCGATCCTGTCAGGATCTACAAGTCGACCGAACGCCGCATCGGGATGTCCTTCTACATCGCCGCGACCAGCGAACCCGACTTCGATGAGATGTGGGTCAAGATCAACAAGCTGGTGACGATGGTCTACCCGCAGTACACGCAGGGCGTGCAACTCTCGAACGGGCAGTACACCTTCAGCCAGCCCTTCAGCCAGCTCATCGGAGCATCTCCGTTGATCCGTATCAGGCTTGGCGACCTGTTCAAGAGCAACTACAGCCAGTTTGCTCTGGCGCGATTGTTCGGCTTGGGCAACGCCAACTTCAAGATCAACAGCTACCAGAGCACTGACGCGGTCTCCCAAGACGAGACCGACGGCTATGCACAGAAGTTGGTCAACGCCCTGGGCAGCCCCAACGGGGAGACATACTACGTTGCGCCGGGTTCGTACCCTCTGTACGTTGCGCCCAGCACCAGTCTTCCCATCCCCAACCCGTTGGGTGGCAGCTCGACGCCAGCACAGAACGCGCCGCTGTTCATGCCCCAGCAGGCCCACATTCCGAACCTGCTGACAGTGAAGGCGGTGAAGACGCTGGCGTCTGACTCGGCGACACCGTCGACTGACACTGATCCGGGACCGCTGGTCTGTGAGGTCCAGGTCAACGACGATCCCAAGTTCACAGCGGCCAACCCATCGGCGATCGCCGCAGCAGCCGCAGAGTTCGGCAACACCGACAAGATCATCCGCAACGTGATCGGCGGCCAGTACATCATCCCCGTCTATGCGCTAACGCCGACTGACAAGACGAAGGCGAACCTGGTCCAACAGGCTCACTCGCCATCGACCTCGGGAGCGACCGACCTGACTGACTTCCTGTCTCCGAAGAACAACGCAGTTGCCAAGTCGTTCGCTGACACGGGCGGCAAGGGCCTGGCGGGCTTCATCGAGACGATGAGCTTTGACTGGTATGACAAGGTGACGTGGGAACTGCACCAGGACCGCGTCGCCCCCAAGCTGTGCAAGGTCACGCTGACCTTCGCTCCGATCCACGACATCTCTCCGGGCATCGACCACATGGGCTACAATCGTGCACCGCTCTACCCGGTGGGTCCGATGGCTCAGGGCTACGTTCCGCCGTCTTCTTCATGAGGTGATCGATGCCCGCTAGCAGGTACACACGAACTCCGATCCTAGCCTTCGGCCAGCAGTACGGCACCGGCCGCGCTCAGGCGGCGATTCGTTCAGCGATCAAGGCTGGCGTGATCCAGGCGAACACGATCGTCCTCCGGGGCCGTGAACGACTTGACACCATGGCGGGCGTGTTGTACGGTGATGCCAGGTACTGGTGGGTCTTGGCAGCGGCTAGCAACATCGGTTGGGGGCTTCAGGTGCCTCCTGGAACAATTCTCACGGTGCCCAACCTGGTGCAGGTCACCGCGTTGGTGGCCTGATGCCCGACTTCACCACCATCGAAGGTGTCTTCACTTCGTTCTCGCCCAGCGACATGCTGGGGACGGTAACGCCCAACCTGGGCCAGGACCCGAACTTCCCGGACACCAACGCTTTCAAGCTGCTCCTGGAGATCCTTGAGAACAGCGGCAAGGGTGTCTACACGACCGCCGACATCATCGAGAAGATCGGAGCATTGGGGACTGCGCCCGATGGGTCAGCACCCCAAGACCTGTCGCAGTACCTGTCGTTCTACTCGACCCAGGGACCCATCCCGGCTCTCAAGAAGGCCGACTCTGCCGACCAGGACTCGTACATCGGTCCTGACGGCACACCCCAGAAGCTTGGGGATGCTATCCAACAGATGTTGGGTGCTGACTTCACGCTGGACATCGGCGCTCAGCCTGTCAAGGTCGACGTGTCGATCATCTGCAGCCGGTCGCCCTTCTTCAGCCCGCAGACCCGCAACTGTCACAAAGTCGAACCGTTCCTCAACAACATGCCATCGACGGTGCTGTCACAGATGGTGCCGTACCTGCAAGTCGAGTTCATGATCACTCGACCGACCAGCGCGTTGGGACAGCTGCAAGCAGCAGGCCTATTGAAGTTTCTCCAGGGAGCTATCTCGACGGCCGGCGCTGACAACCCGCAGAACGCAACCGACGCGATGATCGGGGCCCACCAAATTGGTTCCACGACAGGGGCTGACGGCAGCGTGGTCTCGCCGGAGGTTGACTACGCCGGCATGGAGATGTTCACGTCTCCGCAGACGTTGTACAACCCGCAGCCGAACGTCGTCAGCGCAACGACGGGCGGAGCGCGGTACGCCGACGTCATCGACCCGACTCGCCCGTTTGCATCGCTGGAGCACGCAACGATCTCTATCGTTCCTGCCGGGGCGGGTTTCTACACCTACAAGAAGGCGTCGTTGCAGATCAAGATCCACGATCGCTCAAGGTTGAGTGAGATCAGCGACCTGATCCGGCCACGTGTCTACACTGGCGTCACTGTCTGGATGACGTACGGTTGGCGCGCTCCCATCCGCACACAATCAGGTGCGAACCCGTACTTCGACTACGTCAACAACAACATGATGATGCGAGAAGCATACGGCATCATCAACAGCAACTTCACCTTCAATGCGGTCGGTGAGGTCCTCCTGACGTTGGAGCTGTTCACCAAGGGTGTCCAGGAGATGCGCCAGTCGAAGATCAGCGACAACCGGAACGATGCCCAATTCAAGGTCAAGTCTGCGCGCCAGGCCGGCGAGGAGATCGCCGACCTCTTCGTCGCCTGTGGCCTGGACATGACGGGCCAGGGTGGCAGCGGACCCAGCTTGAACCGTGACACTCGAGCCTTCATGGTGCTGGATGCGATGGAGCAAGGCCAGTTGCCCGACCTGTCGCCGAGCAACCTTGACCAGGCCATCGCCCAGCTCTTGGGCATCTTGAGGAAGACGAAGGGAGTCGACCAAGCTAAGGCGACGCAGTTGATCACGGCGATGAAGAACTACCGTGACAACTACACCAAGGTCGACAAGACATCGAAGTTCGCGTACAACCCGCAGACCGTCAGCGATACCGTCAAGAAGATGTTCGATGAGATCTACACGGGTGCAGATCCGTTCTTGCCCGTGTCTCTCAAGTCCAAGGTCGACGGGTCCGACGCCCTGAAGGCTGCACTGGCTAGCTACATCAAGGCACCCGCCAGCAAGGACTCCAAGCTCTACAAGCGGGTGGTGTCGTTCGGGAAGCTGTTCATGGTCTTCGCCGGGCGGAACCTGATCAGCGCCGGCGAACTGGGCACTCACGACGAGCTCCAGATCTTCTTCTACCAGCTGAACGAGCAGTGCGGCCCAGCGTCCAGCATCTCGATCGCATCGTTCCCAATCGACATGATGATGTTCGCGGATGCGTACCGTGAGTTCGTCATCCGGACGGGCGGCGAGAACATCACGCTGGAAGACTTCATGGGACTTGTGGTCAACTCGCAGTTCCTCGACGGCCGCAACCTGGCCTACGGCCTGAAGAACGCCTACGAGCCTTACAACAGCGAGAACCCTGAAGCCAAGATGAAGGACAAGCAGGGGAACACTCCGTCGTACATGGACAACTGGATGAAGACCTACGGGACCTTCAAACAACCACAGATCGACATGTACATCGAAGTGTCGCACCAGCGCCCCAGCAGCGACGTCGGCACCCAAAGCGACATCCTGCAGCTGATCAACTACTCAGCGAAAGACGCGACGACGATGCCTCCCAAGGCAGCCCTGGGTGCAGCGTGCAAGCGCATCATGCGGGTCCACATCTTCGACAAGACGTTGAACCCGTACAAGGGTGCAGCGACGTTGCTCCGCAACGCGAATGACTTCGTTGCCGTCCAGTCATCGGCGGCCAACCCACAGCTGACTCCCGACCAAGGCCAGCAGATCCAGAATTTTGCACAAGCGAACTCGCAGGTTGCTCCGAGCGCAACAACGTCGGTCGACAACAAGATCGGCGTTGCCGTCCTGCAGCAGCCCGCTTCGTACCAGCAAGCCAAGGACATCGTGTCGAAGCAGGTGCCGACCATCCGCTACGGTGCCAACGGGACGACCATCGTTGCGGCGAACCTGGCCTCCAAGGCAGACCCGCGAGTGTCATCGGTCCAGATGCAACGGACGATGAACATCAGAAACGACGCTCACCCTGCGGGAGGCGGCGAGCGCGGCTTTCCGATCCGCGTCATCCCAGCGATGCTCAACATGACAACGTTGGGGAACCCGCTGGCGACGATGGCCCAGATGTACTTCATCGACTTCCAGACGGGCACAACGCTGGACAACCTCTACATCGTCACCGGCCTGACCCACACCATCAGCCCGGGCAAGTACGAGACCCAGTGGCAGTTCGGTTACGCTGATGCTTACGGAGTCTGGGAGGGCGCACAGCAGCTCAACACCTGGGTCGCCAGCTTGTCGGAGAAGGTTCCCGGCCAAAAGGGCTAATGTAGAAGGCGACGTGGTGCTGTACGATGAGGCGGTGCCACGCCTGTGCATCGACAGCCGACTTCTCGGTACTGACAAGCACCTGGTCGTCGACGAGGGGACGTTCGAATGGACGGACACGGTCCCCGGCGAGACCTGGTGGCTCGACGGTCGTTTCAAGGACGGCAGCGACTGGTGCTTGGACACTGCGTTGCGGCTTGGGAACACCAAGCTGGTGACTTCGCCTCCGAAGCGATTCGTCACCGCGATGTCGCAGTTGTCGGGGTCGCTGGGCAACGCTCCGGTGCCCTGGCAGAAGGTGATGCCAGCTGCGGAACACCGTGCCTTCACCAAAGCGCTGGTCGAGGGGACGGTGGTTGCCATGGCCGAGGCGCCGCTCGATTATTACAGGGCGGTCTGGGTGCCGGGAAACCGTGTCTTCCGCAGCCTGAAGCCCATGGCGGTGGACGGAGCGCGGTGGCGTGACCTAGTCGTGGCAGGAGAGGGGAACGTGCCCGCGATCAAGTCGTTCCAGCCCGGAGAAGACGGCTTTGCGCAGCCGATCGTGTACGATCGATTCGCTACCTGCACGGGTCGGCTGACGGTCGCCAGCGGGCCGCAGATCCTGACGTTGAAGAAAGAGCACCGCGATCTGATCCGGTCGAGGCACGGTGACAAGGGCCGGGTCTTCGCTCTGGACTTTGCTGCTCTTGAAGTCAGGGTCCTGTTGTACGAGTTCGGTCGCAAGTGTGAGGAGACAGATCTGTACGGCATGATGGCCCGAGAGCTGGGCCGCGATCGGAAGGTCGTCAAGGGCGCGGTCATCGCGATGCTGTACGGGATGAGCGACTACATCCTGGGGAAGCACCTGGGTATGCAAGGCAAGGAGCTGAAGTCCTTCCTCAAACAGGTGAGGCTGTACTTCAGGACCGACGAGCTGTTGAAGCGCGTGAAGGCACAGTTCGTGGCGACCGGCTACCTGGAGAACCGTTATGGGCGGCGGGTGCTGGTGGACGAACCGCTGGACCACATCCTCATCAACTACTATGCTCAATCGACGGGCGTCGACGTCACCATGATGGGTTTTGCCCAGGTGATTGAACGGCTGGAACAGACAGCACCCCAGACAGTTCCCGTCGGAACACTCCATGATGCCCTCTTCCTTGACGTCCACCTCGATGAACTGGAAGAAGTGCAGAAGGTGACCGACGTCAGGGTCAAGGGCTACGTCCAGCACTTCCCGTTGCGGCTTGAGCCAGTGTGTTGAACAAGGTCGGGCGTCGCCGTACGATCGGGCCATGTCGTTGACACCGGAAGAGATCGAGCAGAACTGGAAGAAGTTCCGTGGGCTTTGCGACAAGTGCCCGACACGTGGAAAGTCGCTGAGCGAGATGCTCGATGAACTCGAGGATCGCTTGGTCTTGTGTCCGGCATCAGCGAAGCGCGACTACCACGGGGCATTCCCCGGTGGGTTGGTCGACCACAGCCTTCGGGTGCTCAACAACCTCGTCATCCTCAACAACGCTTACGGCTGGAAGCTGAACAAGGAGTCGATGATCATCTCGGCTCTGTTCCATGACATCGGCAAGGTGGGCCTGCCCGGCAAGGGCGCGGAGAACGACTTCTACCTGGCCCAGACCGACGCTTGGCGCGCAGACAAGATGGGCGAGGAGTACAGGTACAACGACGATCTTCCCTACTTGTCGACGCCTGACCGCTCACTGTTCGTGATGCAGCACTACGGCATCCAGCTGTCGGTCGACGAGTTCCTGGCGATCAAACTCAACGACGGCTTCAAGCCCGAAGAGAACGGGCGCTACTGCTTGAAGATCAAGCCCCTCGTCTACGGCGTCCAGACCGCCGACTACATCTCGACGATGGAAGAGAAGCCGGGCAACATCTGGCCGATCGAATGAGCCACACCTGCACGCCCTGGAACACGATCGAGGGTCTTGCCTCGCGGAACAACTGCACGGCGTGCAAGGCTCAGGCCAGCGTCGAGTGTACGTGTCCTGACTGGTGGTTCCCTAGCGACCGCCGCGAACAACTGAAGAAGTTGCCCCACGGACTGGGCGGCATGCTGGCCCATCACAGCAGCTGTGCGAAGGCAAAAACCTGAGGCAAGACCGTCCCGACCGCCTATTTAGATCATGGGCACGAAACTGCTCATGCGTTACATTAGGGAAGTGGTCGAAGGTCACCTGGCAAGGGTTCCAAACCAGCTCGTGTCGGACGGAAGTCAAGAAGGCTCGACGGAAGAGGCGACTGAGGAGATGGACGAGTTTTCAGCGGTTGGCGGCGGTGGTATCGCAGGATACACGGCACCTCTCGGCATGGATCCCGATCGTCTCGGTAGAAAGAAGAACAAGCCTCATCGGAAGTGACCTCGGCTGCGCAGAGAAATCTGCGCAGCCGCTTGAACTTAAGCGGATCAAAGGATGTAAGATCAACGTCACCGGCACTGATGCCCGGAAACGTCGATCTGACGTAGGAAAGAAGGAAAGAGGACAGAATCATGGCAACGAATCTCGAGGCAATTCGCAAGCGCGTCGCGGAGCTCAACGGACAGCGCAGGAACTCGAATGTGCAGCTGTGGAAGCCGGAGCAGGGCCTTTACAAGGTCCGCTGCGTTCCCTGGCCCGCTGCGGTACTGAGCGATGATGGCACGCCGTTCATCGAGCGTCGCTTCTACTACATCGGGGACAACCCGCGCATCCTGGCACCGAGCCAGTTCAAGAAGCCGGACCCGATCAACGACCTGCTCCGCAAGCTGTTCAGCACGGGCAAGGCTGAGGACCGTGCCCTGGCGAAGAAGCTGATGCCGAAGATGACCGCGTACGCCGCGATCATCGTCCGCGGCAAGTGCAACGACCAGTGGGAGCTCATCGACAACCAGGAGTCGAAGGGCGTCCTGGTGTGGAGCTTCAACAAGTTCATCTACCAGCGCATGCTCGGCTTCTTCACCGATGCCGAGGTGGGTGACATCCTCGACCCGCAGGGCGGGTTCGACCTCAAGGTGACCATCAAGCCGTCGGGCAAGAAGTTCAACGGCAAGGAGGTCATGGACACCGTCATTGACGCCGCTCGCAACCCGAGCCCTCTGTCGAAGGACCCGGAGCAGGCCAAGAAGTGGATGGACTCGGTGCCCAACATCGATGACATGTACCCGCAGAAGACGGCCGCTGAGATCGAGAAGGTCCTCAACGACTGGCTCCAGGGCGGCGGCGCAGCCGACACCTCCAGCGAGGGCGAGAGCCGCGGTGACAAGCCGCAGGACGAGCTCGACAAGCTGGTGAACGAGGTCAAAGCCGAGGTGAAGCCGGCAGCGAAGGCTGAGGCTCCCAAGGCTGAGGCAGCGAACGGCAAGGGCAAGCGCGGCAAGAAGGCCGACGCGGACGTCGATTCGGAAGCGCCCACGGGCAAGAAGACCTCGCTCGACGAGGCCTTCGATGAGCTGACGAAGGACGACTGAAAAGGAGCACCATGGCGAAGGCGGCGAAGGCTGCCGACTCCGAGGCGAAGTCCAAGAAGAGGGACGACCACGAGCTCGATGAGCTTACGTCGTCTCTCATCAAGGACCTCAACAAAGAGTTCGGCATGAGGGTGGCGTACAACCTGGGCGAGACCGAAGCGCCCACGGTTGTGAAGCGGTGGATCCCGACGAGCAGCGTCCAGATGGACTACGCTTTCCGCAACGCGGCAGGCGGCGGCTACCCGGAGGGGCGCATCATCGAGCTCGCTGGCGTGCCCTCGATCGGCAAGTCGCACTTGGCGTACGCATGTGCAGCCATCGTCCAGAAGATGGGCGGTCTGGTTGTCTACATCGACACCGAGAACGCGACTCCGGTCGACAAGCTGGCGCAGATGGGCGTCGACGTGTCACGGCGGTTCATCTACTGCGACACGCACTGCACCGAAGAGGTCTTCAAGATCGTCGAAGACGTCGTCATGAAGGCCAAGTCCATCGCGGCAACGAAGGACAGGCCCATCCTCGTCATCTGGGACTCGGTCGCGGCGTCTTCGCCCAAGGCCGAGCTCGAGGGCGAGTACGACGACAACACCGTCGGTCTCCAGGCCCGCATCATCAGCAGGGGCATGCGAAAGATCACTGGCGTCATCGGCCAGACGCACGCCACGTTCCTGTGCATCAACCAGCTGCGTGACGCCATCGGGGTGACCCACGGTGACCCGCAGACGACGCCGGGTGGCAAGGCGATCCCGTACCACGCCAGCATCCGTGTCCGGCTGACGAGCGGCACCCAGGTCAAGGACAAGCAGGGCAATATCGTCGGCATCCACGTCATCATGACGGTGAAGAAGAACAAGGTCGCCCCGCCGTTCAGGAAGTACGAGTTCGACATCATCTTCGGCAAGGGGATCGTCGAGCACGAGTACA